TCAGGGCAAAATCAATCTAGCCGACCTGTCCGGTGAAACGGGGAGCACTCCAAAGGCCCGGTCGAAGTCCTTACGCGAAGCACAGAGAAACGCGACATATCCGCCGCCATGTGCTTCGTTTAAAGCGTGACGGTATTTCGAAACCTGCCCGGCATCATAGCCAGAACCCCATTTGACCTCGATCAGAAGCACAAATGGATTTCCAGCTACAGCGCCACTTATCTCAATGTCGGGGTATATGGTCGTTCCCGATTGCGATGAATAAGAAGAGCGGGTCTGAATCTCAACGTCAGGATCAACGTCATTTCCTACAAGATCCGCTAGAAACTGTACCCGAAAAGCGCCGTTCATCCGAAGAACATGAACGAACGCTTCGGTCAGAAAGTTTTCATTGGGCTTGACGTTTTCGCGATGCCGCCAGCCGAACAGATTGATCAGAAGGTTGTGGGAAGCCATCTTAGCTTGAACCTTGGCGCGTAGTCGAGTTAAGCAGCCTTAGGCTTCCGTCCGCGTTTCCCTTTAACAGGCTCTTCAACAGGTACGGCGTAAGCGTCTTCAACCATCTTCTGGAATTCGGCGTTGCTCTGTGCCGCATTCAAAGCCGAATGCAGGAATTCGAGAACCTTACCGCGGTCTGGAATGTCGTAGCTCTTATCGAGCTTTCCAAGCTTTACTGTGAAACCGCTTCCATCCTCTTTCGCCCAAGAGCGTGAGGTCAAATTACCGGAATTTACGGCCTCAATTTGCCGCTTCAAAGCCGATGTAAAAGTGTTCAGAGGAATGTTTTCGGTACGCTCATAAGCGCTTGCCAGTTCGAAGAAATCCGCCATGTTCATTCCCTTTCAAAGCCGCCATTCAGCTAAATATGAAAAACGAAATAAATTTGGAAAATGCAACATGAAAATTCAATTTAATCTACCCAATCGGATACGCTTCCGACATCACACAGGCCAAGGAGGACAATTCGTTTGACCAATGGGTTGAGGGTAAATTTGGCAATCGCATCCGAGAATTGATTTCGGACGATTTCGGTCTCGACATTCAAGAAACGCATTTCGTCGTAGACTTCACCTATGAGGATGACGGAATCCAGTTTCTTAAAATCTTTGGAGGGAGAGAAACGAATGACTGATTTCGATCCGCTTGACGCTCCCCTTCCCGATCCGCCGCAGAAGCGTGGCAGACCACGCCGCCGTAAGATGTCTGAGGAAGAAAGAGCTTGGCGAAGCTCCCCAGAATGGAAAGAGCATCTGCGCAATATCGGGTTCAAGAAGCGGTAAGGAAAAGACCGGTGGTCGCATCGCCACTCCCAAAGAAACCAAGGAATGGATTTCTGGCAAGAGTCTGGACGTTGCGGAATTCATGTACGGTGTGATGAACGATGAATCTCAGCCTGTGAAAGAGCGTATCAAGGCGGCTGCATGGCTCGGTGAAATGTCGATGGCCAAGGCTCCTACGCAACAGGAAATCAACGTCAATCATTCACACACGATTGCGAACATGTTGGCGTCCGTGAATATGGACCGATTGGAAAATTCTAAGACGATTGATCTCGTAGCCGTAGAGATCGAAGACAATGTTTGATTGGATCGCAATCGTCTGCATCGCCATCGGTGCTTGGCTCGCAGCTCACGGCATCTCGCCCGCCCATATAATTGGGGGCTTCCTTCGGACGGCGTTACCAGAGCAATCATCACTAAGTCTGGGAATATTTGGGAGAGATTGGCTTCAGGATTCACAGGTGCAAACGTCGCAGCTTTCCTAACTCCTGTGATTGGCCTTTATCTGGGGCTCGATCCCGCTACAGCAAACCGGCCTAAGTTTCGGTCTCGGATTGATACGGAATGTATCTCTGCGAAGCGGCGATCAACTATTTTAAGGCCTATCGAAATGATCCCGGCAAATTTCGCAACGATCTGAGAGCGTTTGTTCTTCGCCTTCTCGGACCTAAGCCGTAAAACCGTAAGGGACCCAAATCCCGTCATAAGCGTTGTAGAGAGATAGACCTCTAGCTGCGAGTATTGAATATGACTCAGATGTCGTTCACCGCACTGATTAGCCATCCACATGCGTACTCTGACCAGTTCACTCTCTTGGAATTGACCAACGAGGATGGGAGCAAAACACCACACTCGGCATTAGAAAATGGCCCTGTTTTTGCTGATAAGGACGCGCTTCAAGTTGCCCTCGCTGGTGAGCTTGCGCTTGATTATCAGTCCGTAGACGTAAACCTGAAGAAACGGACACGTGATTTCTCACGTGACGTTCATTGAAGTCTGGTCAGTCTTTTGAGATCGGATTTCGTCTAAATACCCGATGGAAAACAAAGACCTCTCAGACCTTAAGAAACTCATCGACCTTTTTCGAAGCGATATAGCTATTTTCGCCAAGCAGGTATTCCGGTGCTGAATTGACCGCCAAGCAGCGGTGAGTTTGCTGAAGCGTGGCGAACGAAGAGAACCGTCACATTTCGCGGCGGCACGTCCCTTGGAAAGAGCTTCATTGAGGCCGTGATATTCTTCCATTCTCTTATATGCTACGACAATGTTATTGTAACGATTGTTGGACCCTCCGAACCGCAGATCAAATCTGGTGTCTGGCGTCAGATTCAGCAGCTTCACGGCAAAATGAACCCAATATTCAAGGATGCTTTTGAAGTTTCCGCGACACGTGTCAGTCGCAAGATAAATCCGGCTGATTGCTATGGCGAATACCGCTTGGCCTCCCGGCGACCGTCCAGACAACCTAAGACGGCGTGCACGCAATCCACAATCATTGGTTGATAGACGAAGCCTCTCGGAATCGAGGACGAAATCTACAAGCGGCGCTATTTTGAACGCGCTCTCGGACCCCGATGGTCGCATAGCCCTTATATCCAATCCTTCGCGCACCGCGCGGATATTTCTGGGCATCCCATCGAGACCCTGATATCGCGCCACAGTGGACGCAGATACACGGTACTCTCTTTGACAGCCCAAATTACAACGCTGAAGGTTTTGAACAGCTCGCCAAGAATTTCGGCGGGCCTTTAAGCAGGGACTACAGGGTGATGGTGCTGCGGCGACTTCCCGTTGCAGGATGCCTCAGGATTGATCAGCCGCGAATTGATCGAACTGGCGATAAAGAATGATGATGTCGAACCTGCACCCAACGTCGCGCCTGTTTGGGGCGTAGACCCTGCTTTTCGTGGTGACGCGTCAGTTCTCTGCATCCGCCACGATAATACAATCCTGGACCTCTACGAGTACCATGGCTTGGATAGCACTCAGCTATCCTACAAAATCCGCGATCTTTATCAGTCTACGCCAAAGAACCTCAGACCGTCCGTCATCGCCGTAGACGCGACCGGCCTTGGTCATGGGGTAGCCTCAACCCTTCGCGATTTCGGACTACCTGTACATGCGTGTATATTCGCAGCCAGTCCACAGCGCCAACCTGAACGATATCACCGCACTCGCGATTTGATATGGCGGCGAGATGGCTGCGTGGTTTGCGACAGAAAACGTATCGATCCCGAACCACAACAAGCTGATTGAGGAACTGGCATCCGCCTCGTATTCAGATGATACTCGGCAAAATCAAAATTGAGGATAAGAAGTCGCTGAAGAAAAAACTTGGACGTTCGCCCGACTTTGCAGACGCCTTGGCGATTTCTTTCAGCCCTTCCCGCTCTCAATTCGCTTCGAAGTATTCGTGGTCTAAGCCAATCAATTACGCGGCAATTCAGAGCTTTGAATAAGCCTAAATACTCAAAAATAATGGGATTCAAATGACTGACGAAATTCTGAAAATTATTGGGCCAAGGCTAAAGGAAGCTGTGAATTTCAGCAATTCCAATATTGCGAATAAGCAGGAACAGCGGACTTAAGATGTACAAGCGCGATCTGCTAGCCGGAGATGACAAGTTAAAGGGCAGATCGAAATATGTCTCAAGCGAAGTGCAATCGAGAACGGATTGGCTTTTAGCTCAACTTATACGAATTTTTGAAGCGCCTCAATCTGTCGTGGAATTTACAGGAATTGGACCTGAAGACTCAGCGCTGGCTAAACAGCAGACAACCGCCGTCAATTGGATCATGCGCGTAAAAAATAGCCATCTTTCATATCTTCACCCGTGGTTCCAAAACTCCATAATCTCTGGCTTAGGGGTGGTGACTGCCGAATTTTCCACTGAGATCGAAGAGTCACTTCCACGTGTTGTTAAAGGCGTCCCAAACGAACAGCTCATTGCGCTCAATCAGCAGGAAGAGGCCGGACAGATCATTATTGAGTCGGCGTCAAAGCCTTATAGTCACCCTGCCCTACCCGGTGTTGAGCTTCGTGATCTCAAGATCAGAACGGTGCGAAAAAATCCCGTATTCAATATTCTCAGCGTTCCGCCCGAAGATTTTGTGGTTTCGAAAGATGCTCGCTTTTCAAGCGAAACAGGCGGCATAGAGGCCAAACTACAGGGACACCGCAAATATGTATCCCGCCAAGCTCTTATCGATATGGGCTACGACGCTGAGAAGGTGAACGCAATACCACTAGCTTCCGATAAATCGGAGCGGCCTAGCCATGGAACGAACAAGGGACCTAGATAGCAAGCAAGGCATTTCAGGCGATGACGTTGAAGTCTATCAGGTTTATTCTAAACTGAAGATTGATAAGAAGCCGCGTCACTACCGTTTAACGCTTGCCGGTGATCTCAACAGCCCGGTGCTACTCGATCACGAGGAAACGAGCAAATATCCGCCGTACGCGGCCCTGTGTCCGTTCCCAATTGCCGACACGCTTTTCCGGTCTTGGGCTGCCAGATAAGATTGGTGATGACCACACACTTATAACCCGCATGAACCGCGCCATGCTGGATTCGCTCCATTTTGCGGTCCATCCGCTCAAAATCGCGAATCCTTCGCTGGTGAATCTTGACGATTTGCTTAACGTCCATCCACGGCGCAGTTATTCGCTCTGAAGACCCGACAGGCGGCATTTCCTACTCAGCACCACCGTTCGCTGGTAGCGCAGCCCTGCCGATCATCCAGAACTTTTCGCAGGGGCTGGATTTCACGACCGGCGTTGGACCATCCATGGCCAGCATTTCGGCGCGGAGACCTTCAGGATGTGACTGCGACAGCAGCAAACCAAAGGACCAACGCATCTCAGCTTCTGGTTGAATCTATTAGCCGTCACTACGCTGAGTCGGGCTATAAGTATCTGACCAAAATAATAGTATCCCTTCTAATCGAGAAGCCGGAGGAGGCTCAGGCCTTCCTAATGCGTCTAACAAATAATGCGATCCCGATTGACGAATTTTCGCCTGAACTGGACGCAGCGACCAGTGTCGCGTTTTCTGTCATGAGCCGTGATCAGTCCACAGCATCTCTCACCAACCTCCTCGCTCAGCAGATGCAGGCTATGCAGGCCGGAATGCCATTTGTGCAGCAGCAGCATATCTATGAGACGCTTTCCCGACTGGCCGAAACCGCAGGCTTTAAAAATACGAGCCTGTTCTTTGCCGATCCTGCAACCCTGCCGCCACCTCCTCCGCCTCCGCCGCCAGTGGACCCGAACGCTTCAATCGTTGAAATCGAGAAGCTGAAGGCCTCTCTAAAGGCGCAATCTGATGAAGCGGACAGACAATTCCAGATGCAGAAGATTACCGCAGAACTCGATTTGAAACGTGTGGAATTACAGCAGGAATTCGATCTAAAACGCATCGAGCTTGAACTGAAATACGCCAAGCCAATTGAACATCAGGCTGTCGAAGTCGTCCAAGCATTGCCAATTTACCCTGAAGGATACGCCGAATGAATTCTCTAGACAAAGCAAATGCGGCCAGACGCCTTCAGGAAAACGAAGATTTCAAAATGATGATGGAAGCGATTGAGGCTGATATTTTCGAAGCTTTCAGAAACACCAAGCTAGGCGCTACCGAAGAGCTAAACAATACCCACGCACTTTCTCACGGTTTCAAGCTCATTCAACAGCGTCTCGAAAAATATAAAGAACTCGCCATTTTCGAAATTTCCAAAAACGAAAATCGCTAAATAAAAGTAACTGAATTTAAAAGGTTTTAAAAATGGAAGATGAAGCAACAATCCCGAATGAGGGAACTGCACTAGACACAAATTCCGCCGCTGATCTAATCAGCCAATTAGACATCTTTGATGACTCTGACACAGAGCAAACTGAAGAGCATGTTGAAGAACCAGTAGCCGAAGAGGTCACTGAGACACCAGAAGAACAGTTTTTCGATATCGATGGCGAACAGATTTCGCTAACCGATTTGAGAAGCCGCATTTCTGAGACAGCAGGATTACACGCGTAAGACGCAGGAGATTGCCGAACAGCGCCGTGTATTTCAGGAGAACCAACGCGATATAAATTCTCTACGATCAGAAGCACTGCAAAGCCTTGAAACGCTTAAGCAGCAAGTTTCCAGAGAGTTTCAGCAGATGGAATATCCTGATTTCGATTACCTCGCGGAAAACGATCCAGCTGAATACGTCCGACAGAAAGCGACGTGGGAGAAGCGTGAGAACGCGGTCAGGCAGATGTATGAAGCTGAGCAGCATATCAAAGCTAAGCAAGCCGAATACGAAGCAGAACAGCATAAGCTCGCAATTCAAGAATCCAGCGCCAAGTTCTACCAGAAATATCCTGATTTGAAGGAATCTGGAAAGTCGGAAGAAGTGTTTTCGGAAATCACCCAATATCTTATTGATACGGGATTTTCGAAGGAAGAAATTCAAGGCATCTCGGATTTCAGGATTATCGACGTTTTATACCAGAATGTTCAGGCCCAAAAGGCTCAGAAGACCATTCCGGCAGTCGTTGAGAAAATGAACCAGAAGCCTGTCCTGTCGCAAAAGCAGCCATCTCGCCAAACGACAGACTATGCCAAGCAGAATTTCGAAAAGTTCAACAACACGCGCAGCGTCACAGACGCGGCAGCGCTCATCAAACAGCTACTATAATAAGGAGAAGGCACCAATGCCCACATTAAAGACCACAGACGTAACGAACGTCAGAGAATCCCTCTCAGACATCATCAGCATGCTCAGCCCAACTGAGACCCCATTCATGTCTTCCATTGCTAAGACCGATGCTACCGCTGTAAAAACAGAATTTCTTAAAGATGACCTAGCGCCAGCTAATAAAGATAATGCCGCCGTTGAAGGCGCAGATGCTGGTGACGCATCTCAGAATGGTCCCACCCGTCTGTCAAATTATTGCCAGATATTCGTCAAACCGATCAACGTGAGCCGGTACTCTGAATGCCGTTAACACGGCTGGCTATAAGAACGAATTAGCCCGCCAGATTACGAAGAAGGGCCTCGAACTCAAGCGCGACCAAGAAGCTGCCTATGTTTCTCCAAACGCATCTGTTGCAACAGGTGCCCGTAAACTTGGCGGTGCTGAAGCTTGGATTTCCACCAATGCCTTCCATGGCGCCAACGGTGCAAGCACTGGCTATGCCTCTGGTGTTGTGAATGCGCCAACTGCTGGCACCCAACGCGCACTAACCGAGACTATGTTCGTGACGGCATTGCAGTCAATTTGGAATGCAGGTGGTTCGCCAAAGGAAGTTCTCGCAAATGGAACTTTGAAGACCAAGATTTCATCTTTCGTTGGCGGCGGTACAAAGCAGCAGAACGCCAAGGACAAGACTGTCCATCAGAGTGTCGATTTGTACGTCAGCGACTTCGGAACCGTATCAATTACGGCTCATAGGAACGTGACAAGCTCAACTGTAATTGCATACGACCCGGAATTATGGGCAATCGCAACTCTCAGAAAGTATGAGAAGCAGGCACTAGGAAAAACTGGCGACTCTGAGAAATTCCTACTTGTTACAGAAACGTCTCTTGAATCCAAGAACGAGGCCGGTAACGCCAAGATCGCTGACCTGAACGGCTAACAATCGAGAAATTCAGGATAAAACTAGGGGCCTTTCCGGCCCCTTCTTCTATGTCTCGAAATCTATAAATATCAATAAAAATAGGTGATGATTTGGAAGATTTATCGGTAGCTGACTTGGTCCAACATGGGACAATCGTTTGGGAAGATACGCCGGAATATACCGTCTATCTCACCCGTGATCGGTGACAAAATGATTGTCACAACAGAATGGAAATCCGTTCAAGCCCTCCTCGATTCAAATTCGAATGAATCTGCCGAATTCAATCAAACTGGCAAGCATGGCGATATCGTCAAAGTCGCGGGAATTCCTATCGGTCTATACTTCGATTGGAAGAGACAGGGCATTACCGATGATCCTGAAGCCCTTCGCAGACGCTTAAATGACAGGGACTTTTCAAAATTCCGCACGAATGATTGGAGCCTCTGATGAGCTACGAAGAGCTTCTATCGACCATTGAAAGCTACACGATCCGAACCGACGCACCGATTGAAAGCTTCATCCGCCGTGCGGAAAGCTACCTTAGAACCATCGTGAGGCACTACCTATCTGAGAAGACCGTGACTTTGTCTATTGCCGATGGTGTCGCGCCCCTCCCCGATGATTTCCGAGAAATGCGCCTCATCACTGGTAGCAAGACCTATAAGCCGGTATCTCCGATGAACGCGGTTCTAGCCTGTGATGAGGTGCGGCTACTATCGTGCGGGTGATAGCCTGACGTTCCTTGGCGAGCCTGATGCAGAAGTTGCAATGCTTTATTCAGCTGCTTTCCCCGATCTCACCACAGACCAGACCAATTGGCTCTTTGATCGTTTCCCGAACGTCTACGTGTCCGCGATCCTAAAGGAATTCCACCGTTGGCAGACCGATGCCGAAGGGGTCCAGATAGAGGATGCGGCTTTAAAGGAAGCTCTCTCGATTGTTGGCGAAGATGACCGCAAGGGACGCATTACAGGGCCGATCATCATGGGTGTCACCAGATGGTGATAGATATCCCCTTCACAAGCTTTACGCCTGACCTTCCTGCACTCAACAATCCCGGCTTAGTCCGCGCGCATAATGCGTCTGCTGGGGGAAGCTCCTCACAGGGTGGCGTGACGTTCTATCCGCTTAAGGCCGCTTCCCTTTATTCAGATACGGTCATGGCATCCCGTCCAATGGCTTCAGCGGTGGGGCAGGACAGGTTCGGCAATGCAAAGGTTTATGGCGCAGCGGCATCAGCCCTATACAAGCTTGCCCCCGCTGATCGCGAATGGACGAATATCAGCCGAACCGCAGGATACACGACCACGGGAACCGAACGCTGGAAATTCGTTGAATTCGGCTCTCTGCAGATCGGCACCAACTATTCGAACGAACCGCAATACATCGACATGAACACCGACCTAAAGTTTGCCGACCTCACGACGCTGGTGAAGGGCCGTCACATAAACACGCACAAAGGTTTCGTGATACTCGGAAACACGTATGACGCGTTAGACGGCGCGGTTCCATATCGCGTCAGATGGTCCGGTTTGGAAGCTCCCGCAGACTGGACGTTTTCAGCAGCAACTCAGGCAGACTTTCAGGATATCCATGGCTATGGCGCAATTCAGCGGCATCGTTACGGATGACTCCTGCTACATCCTCCTTCAGCGCGGCATCGTGCAAATGACCTATATCGGCGCGCCCTACGTCTTCCAGTTCACGGATAGGGTGACCGGCAAGGGTTGTTCAGTTTCGCAATCCATCATCACGGTCGAGGGTAAAACCTTCTTCCTGTCAGATGATGGCTTTTACGTTCTTCAGGGTGGACAGCTTCAGCCAATCGGTATGGGAAAGGTCGATCGATGGTTCTTGGATAACGCTGATCTAAATCAGGCCCACCTCATGACAGTCGCCGCCGATCCTCGCGAAACCCTCGTTTACTGGCAATACGTTTCGAAAAGCAGCGTGACCGGTAAGCCGGATATGATGCTGATTTTCAATTACCATACGCGGAGAATGGACCACAGCGGATGCCACGACCCACTTCATATTCAATTCCGTTTCCTTGCCGTGGACAATCGATCAGCTAGACGAGTTCGGCACCCTTGATGCTGTTCCGGCATCCTTCGACGACCCTATCTGGTCAGGTGGTCAGGCCATGCTTTGGGGTATGAGCGAGACAGGCCAAGTCTATTCCTTTGGCGGCAAGACCATGGAACTCAGTATCGAGACCCCGGAATTCCAGCTTTCCAAAATCTTTCCAAACGAAAACCAAGCCGATATTGCCCGTGTCGATGCAGCAAGACCCCTGTTCGAAGGCGATGCCGTTGGACGTATTCAAGTCGGTACAAGAAAGCTTCAAAATACCAATCTCGACTGGTCAGCCCTCAAGGAAACGCATCCTGAGACCGGGTTTGCCTATTTCCGTGAACAGAGCCGTTATCAGCGCTTCCGCCTCAATGTGTCAGGCGATTGGAAGAAAGCTTATGCTCTTCAGATCGATGGCCGCGTCTCAGGACGCAGATAATCCTAAATACGAGTAAAGGAATTCGATCATGGAACGCGTATATAATCACACCGATAGCAGGCAGATTGCCAGTCTTTTAAATCAGGTTATCCGGTCAATTTGAGAACACCGGCTCAATTTCGCTCGCCAATTCTACGACCACAACCACACTCGCCAATCCCAAAATCACAGCTCAAAGCAAGGTTTTTCTACAGCCTCGCAATGCCAATGCAGTAACATCAGGCGCTTACATTTCCACCATCACGAACGGTTCGTTTATCATCACGCATGCCAGCGCGACGACCATTCGCACATTCGACTACGTGTTTTTCCTATGAAGATTCGGATATAGCAAAAAAGAATATCGCAGGGTTCGTGAGTGGCTATTAAGCGCTCTCGCACACAATCCCGGTCTTATCAAAGAAGCTGATTTAGTCGCCAAACTTCGCGCAAATGAATGGCATTTGATTACGACCGATAACGCCGCGTGTGTTGTCCAATTCTGCGAAAAAGAGAACCGAAGGTGCGCGAATATTCTTGTAATTGGTGGTGTCGAGAACGGTTCCCTTCGCGAAATTATGACGGCTTACGGTGGGCTATCCGAAGCGCTTCGATATCTTGGTTTCAGCTATATTTCGGGTCAGCCACGCAAAGAATGGCACCGATTTCTAATTTCAAAATACGGCTTCACAAAGCATGACAACGAATTGATCAAGGAGCTTATCTAATGCCCTCAACACCAAAAGAGACGACTACAAAGGTCGAGCCGTGGGATGGCGCTAAGCCTTACCTCTTGGAAAATTATAAGGACTTCGCGGACCTTCTAGACAAGGGTGCGCCTCAGGCTTGGCAAGGTCCAACAGTAGCCCGGTCGTTCTAAAGATACGCTGCAAGCTCAGCAGATGGTCGAAAAGATCGCGCGTGATCCAAACGCGTCTTCAGTTCTCACCAATGCAACGAATGGCGTAAACTCAGTCCTCAACTCAAGTGTGAATGGACAGGCAGCGAATACGCTCTCATCAATCCAGAATTCCACTAATCCGACCGATGCTATCGCAGCCATGATCGCTTCCGGTCAGTCTGGTCGTGCGCCGGGAGTTTATAACCAAAACTACAGCAATCCTGCCCTTTCGCAGGCGTCTGGCTATGGCAGCTACACCAATGCAGCTGGTGGTCTTCAGGCGGCTCAGGCCAATAATCTCGCTTCCACCAATAACCCTGCGATGGATTATCTGAAGCAGACGGCATCCGGCGCGAACATCCGGTAAGAATCCGTACCTTGATCAGATGGTGTCGAATTCTCAGGATGCCATTGCCCAAAAGCTTCAGAACATCACCAATCCTGCGATTAACTCTCAGGCGGCTTCGCTTGGCCGAATGGGCTCAGGTGCGTTCGCGTCTCAGGTCAACAACGCTCAGACCGCAGCCGCCAATGAAATGGCGAAGGTTGCAACTGATCTATACGGCAACCAATATAATCAGGACGTGGCTTCTCAGCAGAATGCCGCTCAGCAGTACGGCAATTTCTACAATCAAGATCAGCAGAACCAGTTAAACGCCAATCAGGCTCTTGCCTCAACCAATGCGCAACAGCAGCAGCTTCGTCAGGCTGGCACGTCTCTATATGGCAACCTTTCGGATGCTCAGCAGACACAGCGCTTGAACGCTGCAAACTCAGCCAACCAGCAATTCAACGCCAACCGCGACTATCAGCTTCAGGGCGCGAACCTGCTGTCGAACAACTATCAAAATAATATCAGCAACATGCTGAATGCGGCGAATTCTCAGATTTCAGCAGATAACGCGCTGAACACTCAGAAGCTGAATGCTGCCGGTATGGCCGGTTCAACCTACCAGAATCTCTATAATCCTGCGCAGGCCTTGGCGGGTGTTGGTCAGCAGAAAGACCAATACAATTCGACCGTTCTTCAGTCCAAGGTTGACGCTTGGAATCAGGCACAGCAGCAGCCGCTTCAGAATATCGCGAACTTCACCAATCTCCTTAATGGTGGCGGTTATCAGAGCACCACTCAGCCGGTCTATTCCAACACCACTGGCCAGATTCTTGGTGGTCTCTCATCTCTCGCGGGCCTATTCGCCCTGTGCGATATCCGCGAAAAGATTCTCCATCGCCTTGTCGGTTTCATGCCTCTCATCAACGGCGAGAAAATCTGCATTTACGAATTCACGTACAAGGACGACGAAGATGCAAATATTTGGATCGGCCCGGTAGCTCAGGAGGTCGAGGAAAAGACCGGTGCGGTTGTCGAAGTCGAGGGCCGCAAGCTCATCGATGTCGAAGCCTTCATGAAGGAGGCCGCGTAATGGGTGTCTTTGATTTCTTAACTCGCAAGAGCGCCAACAATGATCTTCAGGCCGTTCTATCACCGCAGAAGTCTGATAATTTCCTTTCGCAGTTTTTGCCGGAAGATGACGAAAAGCGTTCCCAATTAGCCCGCGCTCTCATTATGGGCGGCGCTTCCGCCATGGCGGCTGGTGGCCCTTCAGTCGGCAAACCTACCAATCTGCTTTCCGTTCTCGGTCAAGGTCTAGCTGGTGGCGTAAAAGGATATTCCGACGCCGAACTTGCCGACAATGATCTTGCCAAGACACGCGCGACGAACGCCACAAATCAATTTAAGATGCAATCCATTGCCGATGGCCAGAACCGCGCTAAAGCATTCTTCGCTAAATACGGCTCACCCGGTCAGGGCGGCTATAGTCCTGAAGCCCTTGCCGAACTTATGCAGGTCCAGCTTCTCAACGGTGATGAGGAAGGCGCTCGCAAGACGCAGGAACAGCTTCAAAAGCTTCAGCAGCACGCAGCCGATAACGGCATGGTTCTCGGTTCAGACGGCGGTTTCAAGCTTGCTCCCGGCTACGGGGAGTCCTTGTTCGACACTGAAAAGGCAAAGGGTCTCGGCAAGGCAGTAGGGGCCAACCAAGAAAAAACTGGCGATATCAAAAATTTTGAGTACGGCAAAACCGATCCGGGCTTCGTCGATTACCAGACCGCTCAGAAGAAAGCTGGTGTCGCGAATCCTGACGATAGTTTCGGCAAGAAAGCCAGTGAACTCGCTGCGACCCGCTTTGACGAGTTGGCTAAACAGGGTCCTGAAGCTCAGCAGCTTGTCGGCAACGTCAAGACCCTTACTGAACTTGGTAAAACCATCGGGACAGGCAAATGGGCTCAGGTCAAAGCTTCCCTTGGTCCTTGGGCAAAGGGACTTGGAGTAGACGTTGACGGCCTCGATGAAATCCAAGCCTTCGATTCACTCGTATCCCGTACCGCGCCATCTCTTCGCGTTCCGGGTTCTGGTGCAACATCCGACTTCGATGCGGCGCAATTTCTGAAATCAATTCCATCACTTGGAAACACGCCTCAAGGCAATGAATTGATCGGTGCCACGATGAACGCCATTGGCTCGAACAAGATAAAAGCCGCCGAAATTGCCAACAAAGTCATGAGGAAAGAGATAACTTGGCAGGATGGTGACGCTCAGATTGCCGCCCTCCCCGATCCTTTCACCGCTTTCCGAGATTATAAGACAGCATCCGACAAGGCTGGAAAATCAGGCTCTTCCTCAAAGTCTCCAACAAGTGACAAACAGGATAACGGGGTTTCCCCAAAGACCAGCCGCGTTGCGGTAGTCAGCTCGGAAGCGGATTACAACGCCCTTCCTTCCGGTACCCCTTATCGATTTTCAGATGAAGATACAGTGAGGATGAAGAAGTAATGGCCAGCTACATCCAATATCGTAATCAGCGGTGCCACCAGAAATCAGCCGCTATCTGACGACCTTATAAAACGCCTTCAATATCTTCAGGATATGGGGATTACGGCTGAGGTATTCTCCGGTGGTCAGGATGCTGAAGGTCCCAATCGCACGGGTTCCCATCGTCATGATCATGGCGGCGCAGGCGATGTGTTTTTCTACAAGGATGGCCGTAGGCTGGATTGGGGCAACCCTGACGATCTTCCAATCTTTCAGGACATTGTTAGCCGTGGAAAGCAGGCCGGAATAACAGGTTTTGGCGCACGGTGACGGTTACATGCAGCAGGGCTCCATGCACATCGGCGGAGGCAATCCCGGCGTGTGGGGCGCTGGTGGCAAAGGTGACAATGCACCGGCTTGGCTGAAGAACGCGTATTATAACACGACCGATGCCACAGATCCGCAGATGGTTGCCGCAAAGACTGAAAGCGCGTCAGCACCTTCGACCAATCCTCTTTATAACTCCGCCCAAGCTTCTGCCGGTCCTACGGCGACACCTCCTGCACCGGACGAAAAGAGCCACAACGGCATTCTTGTTCAGGCTTTCAACAAGCTAACGGGCAATGACGTGCAAGTTCCCGGCTCAATCCTTGGTGCAGACACCGACAAGCTGGCCAAAGGTTTTGCGGGGATTGGTGATTTCGCCAAGGCTCTTTCAGCCGACACGGACTCGATAAATAGCCAGATAGCACGCGGTGCGGCACGAGCGCAGGCAGGCAGGAATGATCAGCCGGTAGAGCTTACGTTCTTGGACTTCGCCGCCGAAAGAAAAAAGAAAAAGGGCGGGATATCCGGCCTAGGAGGATACTTCGTATGAGCGACTGGAAGACGAAAATTATCGAAAAGGACACGGTGCTTCCATCAGATTGGCGCAAGAGGGCCATGGAGTCTGATGCAATCGCCGCCAAAATTTTTGAAGAACCTGGCCCCAATCCGCTTGATCTCGACACATCCGCTGACGCTCCGAACTACATCCGCCTTCAAGTGGGTGCGCTCGACAAGCCGGAAGATCGTTTAGCGGCCCTTCGCAAAACTTACCCAGATGCGAAGCCGTATGGCGAAGACAACTTCATCTACACAGACGAGAAGCGGAAAGGTGAGGCTCTACAATGACGAGTCGTATTTTCCTTCTCTGGGAGATATCGTCAGCGTAGCGCCTGAGATCGCCGAAGGACTTGGTGGCTTTGCCGGTGGTGTTATGGGTGGTGTCGGCGGTGCGGCTCTCGGTTCGACGGTTCCGGTTGTCGGTTCTACAGCTGGCGGTGTTGCAGGCGCGATGACCGGTGCTGGTCTTCTCGGAACCGCTACCAAGGAAGCCACGCAGCGCGGATTGAATTGGTTATTCGACAATAAGGATTCCCGCACGACCGGCGAACAGCTTGGTGATGCCTTGGTTTCATTCGGCGTAAATGCCGCTGGCGAAGGTGTCGGGCGTCTTGCTGCGAAAGGCCTTCAGGCAGGAAAACAGGCTTGGGTTGGTCGTGCGATTGGCGGTGCTGCCGATGATCCCGCAAAAGCTGCTGAACGTCTCGCAGATTGGCAGGCTATCGGAGTCGAACCAACCGCAGGCATGATCAACGGTCAGAATAAGTCATCCCTTCTCGAACATGCTTTGATCCCTACCCGATCCGGCAATGAGATCGACAAACGCGTTGCACAGGCGTTCACCGCTCAGGGTGATGAATTCGGTCGTATTGTTTCAGGCATTTCCGATAAACCATTATCGATCAGCGAAGCCGGGGAAGCTCTCCAGAAGCAGGCTCAGGCTGCAAAACAGGCTCAGCTTGCGAAGGCCGACGAACTTTATTCCGAAGCTGGAAAAAAGATCACCAGCCCTGCCCGCGTTGATGCGACTTCGACATTCCTCTCCGACCTTCAAGCCAATCGTGCCGGGATGGGTGAATTCGATAAGTTGACCAAAGGATCACAGACAGATTCCGTTCTGAACATCGCAAAATCTATCGTCACAGATGCTCAAAAGGGAATGTCTTTCGATGCTTTGAAAGCCGCTCGTACTCACGTTGGTCAGCTTGCCGCTGATGCGGAAGACCGCGTTCTCAAAAACCATTTGGACGGTCTTTACGCGTCTCTGACCAGTGACATGGAAAAGACCGCCGTAGCTTCTGGCGACGATGCGCTCAGCTCATTCAAGACCGCCAACGACCATTTTAAAGGCTACATCGATCCTGTGACGGGTTTCGGCAAAGGTTCGGAAGCCGACACCATTCTGAAAAAGAACACCGACGATATTTTGAATTGGTCCATGTCCGGTGCCAAGAATGGCGGCAATCGTATCGCCTCTGTTCGCCGCACGATGCTGAAGTCCGATGGCGGTCAGGCCGCATGGAATGGTGTCACAGCTGGTGTAATCGACAGGCTTGGTCGTGGTTCTGATGACGCCTTCAATCCCGCCCAATTCATGAGGTCTTGGAATAAGCTTAGCCCGGAAGCAAAGGGCGCAATCTTCGACGGAACTCCAAATGCCCAATTCAAAAATGATCTCGACCGATTAGCGAGAATTGCCGACAACTTTGGAAAATATTCCAAGGGTGCAAATCACTCGAATACGTCAAATCATCAGGCGATCAAGGAGTCATTGAATCCTCTGTCCAAGGAAAATGCGATTATTTCGTTCTTGGGTGGCGCTGTAACCGGCGATCCTATTTCGGGTGCTTTGCTCGGTGCTGGGAAAGGTGTTGCGAAGTTTGGTGCCTCCCGCTTGTCGCAGTCCAGCCGTGCGAAGCTGATGACCTCACCTGAAACCGTCAATTGGCTTGTCGGCCTTCCAAAGGCTGAGATGACCAAGGGTGGCGTTAAAGGCCATATCAAAAAGCTCTATGAATTCGGCAAAAATACCCGCGACAATGCGTTGGCTGCTGCGATTGACGATTACCTGAGAGACCTGAAATACAGCGACGAAGACCGCTAAAACCTAAATATTACAGACGATTAACAAGAAGGCAGAAAGCCCCATGTCAGATTTAATAAGTTCAGATTTCGCTGAGCAGGATGCTAACAACAGCGCACCATCCCCGAACCGGAGTGCAAGGAGGCTACAGCCCTAGTTCTGTGCGGTCCTATCATCCGCGCCATTCGTGGAGCGATGAAGCGTTTTTATGTTCAATCCAACCCGATCTATACGACAACGGGAACAGCGAACGCCTACCTCCTAACATTCGTGCAAGGTCCTTCGGCCTACGACAAAGGCATTATTTACCGTTTTATCGCTCACGCGGATAATACCGGCGCGGCAACCATCAACATAAATTCTCTCCGGTGCTAAGGCCATTGTTTCTCAACGTGGCGAAGCCCTTTCAGCGGGTCAGATCAAGACTGGCGACGTTCTCGAAATCGTCTATGACGGCACCAATTTCCGCCTGATATCCAACGAGAAACACAACCCGAAATTTACGGGTGTTCTCGCCGTCACCGATGCAGCTCCGTCACTTCTGCTTACCAATACGGCAAACACGGCAGCTCCTACGACCGCTAGATTAAGCGTTTCCGGCAACAATGCTGTTCTTCAGGTAGGGGCCGCGAACACCGTTACAGTCTCAGCCAATAATATGACTATTGCGGGTTCGATCAACACAGCGGGCCTGACCTCATCGACGGCAATTTCTTCCACGGGTAGCGTGACTGGTGCGGGACTGATCTCCACGGGCGGCATTAGCGCGACCGGTAACATTGCTTTGGCGGCGGGTGCCGAACGTCAGATTTCTTTCGGTGACTTCGGCGGCTATCTCTATGGTAATTCCAGTCAGGCTGGTCTGTATTACCCCGCTGGCAACAAGTCACCATGGTACTACAATAAAACGAATGATCTCGTAAATTTCCAAGCCGGTTCTCTCCAGCACAATGGAACCACAGTCGTCACGAACAGCGGTGGCACTTATTCGATCAACATTACGGGTAATGCTGGTGGCAATGCCGCAACAGCTACAACCGCAACCAATGCTAACAGATTGCTGCTTAATGGCTCTGGTTACACGAACTTCAATTGGGCCGGTCAAGGCGGTCAACCAACATGGCTGTGGGGCGGTAACGACGCAGGCAATATGTACGTCTACAATCCGTCCAACTTCTCGGTGAATTACGCCAATGGTGCTGGTAACGCAAATACCCTTGGCGGTCTCAGCAATGCCTACTTTATGCAGCGCTTGACAAACACCAACCTCACCGACAACGAAGGCTACATCCGTTTCTTCTTCGCCGGCAATGGTCAGTACACTGTAATTCGCGGTGGTGGTGATCCTATCGTGCGCTTTCAGAACTCTAACGGAAGCAACGCGGCTCAGATTCGTTCTGGTGGTACCTACGAAAACCTATCAGATCGTCGCACGAAATATGACATTGTGGATGCCACCGATATTGGCCGCGATCAGCTCATGGCGCTGCGCCCTCGTTGGTACAAGCGTATCGGTATCGACAAGGTCGAACTTGGCTGGATCTCGCAGGAAGTCCGCGAGGCTCTTCCAATCGCCGTTCAGCCGATTAACCCCGATGATCCTGACGAACTACTTTATATTGACGAGAAAGCAATCTCGGTCGCCACGGTCGCAACGCTTAAGGAAGTCGTTGCCGAACTGGAAATGGTCAAAGCTGAGCTAGCCGCTCTGAAAGCCGAACGCGCTTAA